TCTTAATTCTTGAATTCCTTCTTCAGGTTTATTTAAATCAATAACTTTATGATAATATAATCTACCATCAATATACCAATTACGATATATTTCATGGCATTTTTTATCAAAATCTAATAAATCTAAAATATGTTTAAACTCTTGTCTTATTCTTTTTTTAATACCATCACTTGCATTCAAATTAGATAACTCAATTTGAATGGGAGAATCGTTTGAATCAGAAACAATCGCTTCATTTACAATGTCTTCAATGGCACTATCGACTTCTGGATGAAGTGCCATTTCACGATATCTTTTAATAAGATCAAACTCAGTTCTATAAACACCTTCAATATCAACATATGAACCAAAAAACCCACTGCTTAAATAATGATCAACCCCGTCCTCATTATTAGGAGGAACGGGGGAAAGTGTAGTAGGAGATTTTGGTTCGTTATCCTCAATAGAGAAACCAAATAGTTTTGCCATTATAAGTTAAATGTAGCTTTATACTATTTAGTTACTCTATGATTCGCTTATTACGAAACAACAGAAGCCTTTTGATCACCAGAGGTTGTTTCAGTTCCACTTGCTGCTTCCATACTTCCACCGATAGTGAAGTAGTTAACTTGGAACTCAACAGTGAACTCTTCAATGGTATCACCAGTATCATAAGAAAGATCAATCTGAGAAATCTGAGTTGGAAAAATGTCTTTAAATGTATAAGTTCTTAGAGCAGTTTGATCTGCACTGGTTCCATTATTTTGAGTTGCCTCTTTAAGAACTCCTTTTCCAAGTTGAGATACGTGAGCATCACACATATAGGATGAAGGATTAGTTGCACCTGAGTTATTAGTGAGTTTGTTTATTGCATTCATCCAATACTCAAACTGAGTTCTGAGAAGAAAATCTTCATCGTTAATGATAGTTACAGTCCAAGTATCAAACGTACGATCACCAGCAACTTTCAGAATACGACCTCTGAAAGGAACATCGATAACTCCGCTGTTTGATGCAGGTAGATTAGCTGCTTTGCACAAAAATCTAAAATCTGTTTGCTCCTCAGAAGTCCACTGGGCACCAGCTGCAGCTGATGCTATGGGAAATGTTGGAATATGAACCTCAAAAAGATTTGGGCGAGCACCACCACCTGCGAGTCTAGTTTTAAATTGAGAGATGGTTTTTAAGTTTGCCATTGTTGTTTTTCTCCGTTAAGTAGATTTGAATAAGGATCAAACTCGACCTGCAACTTCTTCAAAGCTGACACCAGTTCTGGTGGCAACAAAAGTAAGTGTAACAAAGTTAATCGACCTAGCAGGCTTTAAGAAAATGTCTGCTCTAAACTCATTATTATCAATAATATCTGGAGTATTATTTGTTTCATCACAAACAACTAAGAAATCAAATAGACCTCTTTTCGCTTGAATATCACGGAGGAATGGAGAAACAATATTAACAAAGTTAGACCTTGTAATATCATCATTAAGTTCGAAGAGTTGAGCTTTTGCTGCTTTATTAAGTGCTTGTTCAATAGTAAGGAACAAACGACGAACGTTGATTCTATCAAATGCAGAGGCATATGAGAGAGCAGTCTTGTCGCCAAACAGAAGAATGCCAACACCTGGTTGATTAGCAACTGTGTTAATTCTCTTTGGATAGAGACGATCTCTTTGTGCCTTGGTTGGGTTAAATGCTACTTTAATTGCATTGTTTAGAATACCACGTTGTTGACCAGCGGGCGAGAACCAAGGGAATGCAAAAATAGCAGTCCTAACCATTAATCCAGCAACATCTGGATTGGTAGGAATGTAACGAAACTCATTATTAAATCGATCAAACATATACTTATAACCAGTATCAAATACTGTGTATGAGGAGGACGCTAATGGAGCAAAGAATGCAAGAACATTATTCGTTTGATCGTTAGAGTTTGGCACTCCGACAACATCTGCTTTATGTGGAGAAATAACTGCCATGCAGTCTTTTCTTTGATCAGCAATCGAAATTAAATATGCCGCTTTTGCTTGAGATTCTGATTTTTTAGTTAAACCAGGACCCATGATTAAATAATCTACTTGAACACCTTCAGCATCATTAAAGAGTTCATATGCATTTAACAAATCGCCTAGTTTTGCCTCAAATCTTGGATTGTTGCCAGAATCTTGATAATCTTTACCACCAAGTAGTTTAAATCCTACGTTACCAACAACAGAATATGTAGTATTTTGTGAAGGAAGACCCCACAAACCGTCAGCAAGACTTATTTTAGTTGTTGTGCCAGCGGTTGTAAAACCAGAGGCAGTTGGGAAAATCGTTGGAACAACACTACCCACATTAGCAACATATGCACTTGACTGATTACGTCCAACAAAAATATAGTTTGAAACTTCACGAATGTAATCTTTATAGTACACTGATCTTTGATCTCTTACAGCATCGTATGCCTTAGAGAGGTTTAAATGAGTTTCTAGAATATCACCTGCATTACCTGTAATTGATCCAGTTTCATCAACGATTGCAATGTGAATTCCATCGTTACGACCATTACGATCAAGAACATATCCATTACTTGTTGGTTTTGGAGAAAGTGATTTCCAGAAAATAGAAATATTTTTTAAATCAAGTTTTTGTTGATCATACCAATCTAAAACGGTAAAACATGTGTTAATGGCAACTGAAGCACCACCAGTTGAAACTGTGCTAATAACCACACTGGACCCAGCACCAGTTAAAGTAAACGATGAACTGGGATCTCCCTCACCATATTCAATATTTGTGCTTGTGCTCCCACCACCAACTGCAAGAGTTCTAGCAACAATTTTTACATCGATGAATGACTGAGTTCCATCAGTGCTATTTGTGCTAACACCAGTAATAATACCTTTAAGGATTGCGTTGGTTGAAGAAGTTGTTCCAACACCAATTAATGCAGTGCCAGCAGGTATACTTGCGGTAACTGCAAATCCAACAGTCAATCCAATACCAGCGAGGTTTGTGCTATTAAAAAACAATCTTTGATCTGCAGCGTCATCAATCTGACAAACTTTTAAAGACTCTGCCCAGCTGCCTGGATTTCTTGCTGCGTAAAAGAAATCAACAGCATCTTCAGAATGATTGATTTCATAATCATCCTTATTCTTAATCAATAGTGTGGTGTCACTCGCTACACCGACACCAGCATTAGCATTATTGAGATTTGCATCACTAGATCTAACAACTTTGAGAACCCCTCCATAAGAAAGGAAAGACGATGCTGACATCCAATATTCATACTGATTATCAGTTGAAAGAGGTGTGCCAAAAACATTAATCAGTTCTTGTTCAGTGGTGATGTTTATGATTTCTTCAATAGGACCTTGAGGAAATGGGCCAGCGATTGCACCAATATTATCTAAAACATTTTCAGCTCTTCCTACTGTTAAATCAACCTCTCTGACAAGTACGCCTGGAGATAATTGAGGAGTTGCCATGTTTGTTGTCTCCTGAGATTTCAGTTTAACTAAAAATATTTATTAAAATCTTAAGTTTGAGGGTAGGAAACTTGACGTGAACATCACCAATCAGGATATTCCCATCTGTCAAGAACTGTGCTTGTTATTCTGCTGACAATTATTCTTTTTTTAGTGCATTCTTTACATTCATATGAATATGATGAAGCTACTGGTCCTTTATCTTTTCGAGTTCGATAAAAACCATCGACCAGATCTTTAAACTCTCCACAAACTCTACACTTTCTTTCATTTAGTAGTAAATGTCCTAGTTTTAGTTGTTTGTCTAAATCCATCATAGATATTCCCACATAAATGATTTGTCTCCATATTCATCAGTAAACCACCTATCTCCTTCAGAGTCTACAAAACTAGTATTATCTAGTCCATCAGAAACAAAACCAAATGGTGCCATATCTTGTTCGATTTGATTTTTTTGTTCCTCATAAAGTCTCTTACGAACATCTTGATCAGTAAGTTCCTTAAAATAATCTTGTGCAACTAACCATGCGTAGATTACAAGACACATTGCAAGATCATCATTACAACCATCTTCTGCTTCGAAAGAGTTATTTTTTTGAATAAACGTTGTAAGTTCAGATATGATTTCATAATCATTAATCAATAACTTATCTTCCTCAATCATTGTTTTAAGATTGAGTGCTCCAACTTTTTTGACAGTTTTACTCATCTTGACTCCAAGTTGAGTTTTTTTGCCAGAAAATCCTTGACCAACAATTTGACCTGCTCTACCTCTCATTGAGCACATAAGAAGATTTTGATATTCTAAATCATATTGAAGAATCGATGCAACTTGATCACCAACATCATTCACTTCACACAAGATAAAAGCGT